GACGACAAGGCCACAAAGCAGACGAGAGTTCATGAAGACTCTTGAGACCCCATATGTACAGCAAGTTCCAGATCCAGTTTTCACAGAGCCTCAGAAGCTGGGACAGCCAGAGAACAACAGAGCTTTAGAGTACTCTTTGAAAGGAGACACTGATAAAGTATTTTCAGTAGGGATAAAAGACATAGACGATGCGGTGATGTACTACTTTACCCAAGTACTGAAACCGACGGTGGTTCAAAACAACACCAAGCTGAACGTTCCTATATTGTACGGAACTCCTGAGAACTGGAAGAGCGTGCAAGCAGACGGATACTACAGAGACCAGAAAGGAAAGCTTATGGCGCCTCTGATCATGTTCAAACGTAACTCAGTTACTCAGAACAGAACTTTAGGAAACAAACTCGACGGTAACCAGGCTCATAACTTGCAGTTCTTCCAAAAGAAATACTCAAAGAGAAACATATACAGCAACTTTGCGGCTCTGAACAACAGATCTCCAGAGACAGAGTACTTGGTGTCGATAACCCCAGACTACGTGACTGTAGAATACACTTGCATGGTGTGGACTTACTTTGTAGAACAGATAGATACTATTATCGAGTCATTGAACTTTTCATCTAGAAGCTACTGGGGTGACCCTAATCGCTTCCTTTTCTACAGCAACATAGAAACATTCACCGACACATTATCGTATGATCTTGGAGACGATAGGCTGGTAAGAAACAGTTTTAACCTCACACTGAACGGCTACCTGATCCCAGACACAGAGATGAGCAAGATAGCGGGCGCTAGTAGATCGTATGGGATATCAAAGCTGGTGTTTGGACTCGAGACCACGAGCGGAACAGAGACTTCAAGCACCGCCGCTAAGAAGACAGGAAGTCCTGCCAAGGGTGCGCTGATAAACGATTCTGTCAATAACGTGTACAACATAAACGCAGGGTCTGTGAATCCATTGCTCCTTACATACCTTTCTACCAATAAGCAGCTACAGGCAACTTACGTAGATAACGCAACAGTTACTTTCCCAGGTATATGGTTAACAGCGCCTTCAGGACTACCAGCGACAGGGTTAGATAACTTCAACTTCTTTATCAACGGAGCTTTTGTAGAAAAGAGTTCGATAGTTAGTTTTACAACAGACGGAATAAGTACATCCACTTTGGTGATAGATCCAACAGCTTTAGGATACGGTTTTGATCCAAGTGATACAGTATTAGGAATAGGTAAATTTGCATAAGGAATGGCTCAAATAAACAGTAAACAGCTTTTAAAACCGATATCTGGATCTTTTGTGGGGACTTTCACAGGTTCTCTAGAAGGTACCGCGTCTTATTACCATGAGACAGATCCATTGTTTGTTGAAAAGTCTGCAAGCTTAGCTACAACTGGGTCAAATCTATTTTTTGGAAATCAAATAATAGACGGAGGTAGTTCAGATGGATTTGGCTCAGGTATTAAGTTTGCAAATGAAGGATATGCGCACTATACTGCTGGAGTTTCTGGATCTACATTCGTAATAGCAGACACAAGCGCTCAATATGATAATGTTTGGGCGTCACCTACTATTAAATTACAAGTAGGAGAAACAAATTCAGTCTTTGATACTAATCTAACTATAACAGGAAGCGGTGGTGTAATAATACTGTCCCCTACTGTTGGTAGTCCAAACTATTCAATTCAAGAGATACACGGAAATAATGATTCTCCTCGGATAGCTCGTTTCTATAATGATACCTTCTCAAAAACAAACTCTGTGATGAGCTACTTTGGGTGGAATGATGGTCATTTTGTTTTCCATAATGATTCAACCCAAAGTATAGGATTACAGGTTAACGGATATAGTGCAGAGAATGGGCTAATAGTATATGAGGATAAAGTTGCTTTTGTAAATAATGTAGAAGTAACAGGTTCAGTAAATTTAAGAGGTGGTAGTCTTGTATATAATTTATTTTTAGAAGGTGGGGTTGATTTAATAGCGGCTCCTGGGGAGTATGTAGAGATGGCCTCAAGCAACACTCAATCACTTGTTTGGGTAGATGATTATGGCGCATATACCCAAACCTCAGGATCATATACTTGGAACTATTACAATAACGGTACAACTTCAATGCCTGGAGGAGTAACAGCTCCGTCATTTACTGGGTCGCTACAGGGCACAGCATCGTACAGCGTATCCTCATCATATTCTTTGGCATCTCTGAGCTCAAGCTATAGCAACACAGCATCTTACTCTTCTGTGTCTCTAACAGCATCCTATGCATCAACAGCATCATATTCAGTAAGCAGTTCTTATTCTAAATCCGGATCCTATGCCGTAAGCAGTTCCCAAGCTCAGAATGCAGTCACTGCCTCATACGTTTTGAATGCAGTTTCTAGTTCGTATTCTTTAACAGCCTCTTACTACGGAGGATCAGTCGTAAGTGCTTCATATGCCATAAGCAGTTCACAGGCGCAAAACTCAACATCAAGCTCTTATTCTTTAAACTCAACTAGCGCTTCTCATGCAAACAACGCAGATAACTCCATATCTGCCTCTTTTGCAACAGTAGCAGTAACGGCCTCCTATGCAGATAACTTTACAGTAGCAGGAACTCTCACAGCAAAGACTCTAGTAGTACAGACAGAGACATCATCGGTGATATTCAGCTCTGGAAGCAACATATTCGGTAACTCTCTGACTAACACTCAAGTGATGACCGGCAGCGTAAGCATCACAGGATCACTGTCAGTAAACGGCAGCCCAGCGATATTAAGCAACCAGACTAGTTCGATGTCTGTGCTGAGCGCTTCATATGCAGTTACTGCTTCGTACACCACAACCGCTCAGACAGCGTCTTTTGTGACTTCATCAAAAGTATATGGACCTTATGGAGCAAACTCTATACTGTCTGCTTCATACGCTTCAAGCAGTTTAAGCTCATCGTATTCTAACACAAGTACGACTGCTTCATATGCGTTATCAGCTTCTTATGCGCTGTCAGCAAGTTACTTTTCAGGATCAGTTACATCAGCTTCGTATTCATCTACTGCGTCATATGTAACAAGTTCTAACGTGTATGGTCCTTACGGATCTAACAGCATCTTGAGTTCATCATACGCGGTTACTGCATCATATGCTCTAAATGGAGGTACAGGCGCATCATTCCCCTTCACTGGATCAGCGATCATATCAGGATCTCTTAGCGTAACTGGGTCTGTATCATCTACAGGTGGATTCACAGGTTCATTGCAAGGTACAGCTTCATATGCAACACAAGCTTTAAGCTCTTCGTATGCTATAAGCTCTTCTTACAGTTACTCAAGCACATCTGCTTCGTATTACCAAGAAGTAGACCCAGTGTTTGTGTCAAAATCCGCCAGTCTTGCTACGACAGGTTCAAACGTTTTTATCGGCAATCAAACAATCACCGGAAGCATAAATACATCCGGATCTAATACGCTTATCGGCAGTACTACGTTAACAGGATCTTTGAATATCTCTGGATCTACTACTCAAATAGGAAATAACAACCTGTATGGTAACACGACTCTCTCAGGATCTATCATAATCTCAGGTTCAACCACAACTCCAGCAACTCCAACGATCGGGGTATACGGAGACATGGAGACGAGCGGCATAATTAAGTTTAATCCAGTAGTAAAGAGTATAGACAACTCGATATCAGCATCGTACATTTACGTTTCTGGTTCAACGCAAGATCTATACTTTTCACAGAATGGATCAGGATATTCAAACTCAACTCGTTTACGTTGGTTAGAAAGCGTATTATATACCGGCATACTAAGCGGAGGCATACTATCATCAACTACAGGATCTACAACGTTTAACATATCTGCTGGAACCGGAATAATAGTCACCCTGAATGCTTCTACAGCAAGTGCGCCGTATCCAACAGTCCAGTACATATCATGGCCTAATTATACTTCTCAGCCCATAATCAATTCAGGTTCTGCAAAGATAACATACGTAGGCATAAATAGCGGAAGCACTGTAATACAACAAGTCACTCCTTGGGGATCTACTGACATAAACCAGTGGGACAATTCTATACCTTTAGGAGTTGTTCTACATCTCAGCGGCAGTGTATCTTCTGGAGTATTTAACTCACCTCAGATATCATACGGTGGATTCCAAAAATCTGATGACTTTCTTAGAGCATTTGGACCTCTTAAATTATCTGGGCACGTTTTACAGCCAAGCGGATCTACGTTAAGTATCATCAAAACAGGAGGAAACGCGTGGAGAGAGGGAGCTAATTATACAATAAACCCAAACCACCCGTCTACCACAGTAGAAGGAGCTATAACAACTTCAAAGATATTCAGGTACTACATATCAGGTTCTACTCCAGTCATAGACACTGGTGTTGCAAATGCTGGATACACAGTCATAGATCCAAGTCAATACGTAAATATTACAACAGGAAATTTAACTACGGTAACAGGCAATAATGTAAATAACTCTAACTGGACTATCCAAAGAGTATTCTGGTTTCCAAATTCTCCTACAAATGCTTTTGTGGTATATTATGGAAATGCGCAATATTCTACGTCAGCAGCAGCACAGGCAGCAATAAACACAGAAGCGTTTACTGAAGCTCCAAATACAGCTCTTAACGCGATATTTGTAGCGTACATAATCGTACAAAAAGGGTGTACAGATCTATCAAGCACAAGAGCGATAATACAGCAAGGAGGTCTATTTAGAAACGTAGGAGGAATAGGAGGCAGCACCGGCGTAAGTACCACGTCTTTGGCTGCTTTAAGCGACGTATTGTTAACAAGTCCTACATACGGAGATCTACTGATGTATGACTCTAACGTTTGGTACAACACCAAGATACTAAGCGGAAGCTATACACTCAGCGGAAGTTTAGTTACGAATGACGGAGTATCAGTTAATAGTCTGACTGCATCATTTGTAAGTGCATCTTCAATAACAGGATCTCTATTTGGAACAGCTTCTTATGCGTCTACAGCGTCCTATGTTACAACAGCCCAAACTGCATCATATGTCCTAAACGCGGTCAGCTCAAGCTACGCTTTAACAGCTTCGTACGCCTTAAGTTCTGCTGGCGGTGGAGGTGGTGGAGCTTCTACTGCAACTTCATCTTTTGGTATAACATTAGACGGACAGGGTGGAACTATATCAACAGGTACTAAAGGATATGTATCTATTCCATGGTCAGGATCCATCAAAAGCTGGGTGGTAATGGCAAATACTGGAAGTGCAGGAAGCTGTATACAGATAGACTTAAAAAGAAACTCAACCTCATTGGTAGGAACTGGCAACTCAGCGTCTCTATCTTCCCAACAATTTGCATCAGCGAGCGTTTCAGGATGGACTTCAACAAACATAAACGCAAACGACATAATGGAATTTGTTGTTAACTCAGCAACAACTTTAAGCAGAGTTACAGTACAATTCGTAGCAATAAGAACATTACCTTAAAAATAAATAAATTTATGACTTACAAAATTTTATCGACAGAACAGGCAGGAGAAACTTTAAATGTTACGGCAGAGTATACATTTGATGACGGTACAAAACAAGAAATAGTAGTTGCTATCTTTGCTCCAGATTCAATAGATTATATCAATTTGAGTCTCTCCATCAGAGGGCAATCTGAGCAAGCAAGAATAACGCGCACACAGCAAGTAGCAGCTATCATACCCCAAGTACCAATAGGACAAGTAGTGACAATATAACATGGCAACTTATTACTTTAGAAATTCTAACGGTAACTGGAGTGCAGCATCCAGCTGGTCAACTTCTTCAGGAGGTCTGGCCAACGGTGCTGTGCCAACTGCTACAGATGATGCTATTTTAGATAACAACTCAGGTGGATGTACAGTAGACGCAGCTTCTGTTTGTAAATCTCTTACTTGTACTGGCTATACTGGTACATTGACAATGACCAATGGACTTACGATATCAGGAAATATTACATTAGTTTCAGGTATGACAATATCAGGAGCAAGTGGGTTAACCTTTAATGCTTCTAGTACTTGGATAAGCAATAATAAAACATGGCCCAACTCCATTACAGTATCAGCAACATCAACCATAACCATAAACTCATTTGTATTTACAATAGGAGGTACTTTGACTTTATCAGCAGCGCTAACATTTGCAGGTACTAATGGGTTTACTACAAACAATTTTACTTGTACTACTGCAGGTCTTACGCATACATTGGTTGCAGGAAACACTTATACTATAACAGGTGCGATGACAACCACAGGGACTGCTACTTCCCACATAATACTTACATCATCTTCTGCAGGAACATACGCAATACTTACCTTGACTGGAACACAGGATAACGGATTTTTAGATGGAACATGGATAGACAGCTCCAATGGGCAAACAATATGGACATACAGTGGAGTATTAAGTAATACTTTAAACTGGCAAGATATGTCAGTTTTTCCAGTAAATACATCATTTACTTTCTTAGGAGGATTTTAAACAATGGCAACATATTATTTTAGAAATAGTGGTAACGTAAACTGGAGTGTATCTACCAACTGGAGTTTAAGTTCAGGTGGTGGAACTGGTGGGGCAGTACCTACTACTGCTGATACTGCTGTATTTGATGCTAACTCAGGAAACTGTACAGTAGATGTTGCTGGAGTATGTTTATCTATAAATTTTACAGGTTATACTAATACCATAACCATGTCAAATACTATTACTACAACTACTGGTGGAACTGTTACTTTAGGAACTACAACTGTTAGTGTCTCAGGATCCAGTGCTTTGGTAGCTGCTGGGAGTACTACATTAGCGTCGGGAGCAGGGGGGAGTTGGGGAGGGTTATTAACCTTTGCAACTAGTAATGGAATAAAAACATTAACTTCATCTAACTTTTCAGTTAATAATTTAACTGTAGGTGTTCTTACCAGAATGTCAGGTGCTTTTAACCTAACAGTAACTGGAACTTTTAATGTTAATGCTGACTTAAATTTTAACACTCCAGGAGCAGCATCTACAATTGTTTTAGCTGGTAATAGTACTTGGACAGGGAGTGGTAATCTAGGTTTAAGTCTTGTATTCAATTCAGCAGGAACTATAACTGTTTCTGGTACTGTAAATTTTGGTTCTACTTCATCATCAAGAACTTTAACTTATACTGCGGGGACAATAGTTACAACTGGTTCTATATTAAATTTTGTAGGCACCTCATCAACGATTAATACTACAAATGCTTCTATGAGTTGGGGTGATTGGACATTCAATGTTGCTGGAGTAGGAGTCAATTTAAGTGCAAATACAACTATAAAAAGTCTTATTACTACTACTAGTTTAACTACAGGTGGAACTGGTACTTTAAATCTAACCGGTGATCTTAATATAGGAGGGGTGGTTTTTTTAGCAGCAAATATGAATTTAATAGGAACCGGTACTTGGACTGGTGATTTTGGCTTTGCCGGAGGAAATATTACTATTAATACTTCAGGAACAATAACTATATCTGGTACTGTAGGATTTGGAACAGTTGGTTATGCTCCTTCTTTGATTTATACTGCTGGTACAGTTATTACAACAGGATCAACTTTAAAATTATATTCTAGTTGTACAATGAATACAACCAGTGCCGTCAGTTGGAATAATGTTACTTCTCAAACAGGAGCAGGTGCTTTAACTATAACATGTTCTTCTACTTTTACGATCGCAGGAACGTTTACCGTTATGCAAGGTGGAAATAACTGTTCGGTAAACGGCGCTGGGAATTTTAAGCCTATTGGAAACATGGTGTTAGGATCAGGCATCTTGACAATACCTAATACAATAAATGTAACCGATTTAACTTCCAACGGATCAAATTACACCACTGTTAATGGGGCGGGTTTTAATATAAATGTGGGTAGAAATTTAACTATAAACAGTACAGTTGGACTTTATTCGTCAAATGGTGTTGGTTTGATATTTACCGGTACTGGTACATGGAGTCACACTACGACCGGGGCGGTGCTTTTGAATACAACCATTAACACGTCAGGCACACTAACTATTTCTGGTACAGTTTATTGGGGTGCGGGAACTTTGACATATACAGCTGGTACTGTAGTTACCACAGGATCTACTGTAAATATAATTTCTGGGGGATCTACCATCAACCTGACCAATTCAGTAACTTTAAATAATCTAACTATTTCTGTTGCTGGTACTTTTACTCTATCTTCAAACTTAAATATTTCAGGTACTTTAACCCTCGCTATAGGAGGTAATACAACTTTTGGTGGGTCTACGTTCTTTAATCCCACTGGTACTATCACTAATACTGGAGCAGGTACAGCAACTACGTTAACTATACCAAGTGCTATCAATTTCACTAATCTTACGGTAGCTACTCAGAACTTAACCATAAATGGTAACTTTGCATCTACTATATCAGGTAATCTTACAGTAGGCGCTGTTCTTGCAGGAACTACTCCATTGTCTTTAACCGGTACAGGTACATGGAGTGGAACAGGTAATATAACTAGTGCTTTAACAATCAATACTACAGGTTCATTAACACTATCAGGATCGATAGCTAAAACAGGAACACTAACTTATACAACGGGTAGTATCTCATATGGTACAAGTAATTTAGTAGTTTCTGGTAGTTTAACATTGGCTAACTCTTCTTCATTAAGTTTATATAGTATTACAACAACTGGTTCTACTTCAGTATTTACAATTAATACTTCAAGTTTAACATGTTATGGTACAATGTCTCTAAATACTTCTACTAACATTACAGGATCAGCGGCTTTTAGTACATATAATCTAATATCTACAACAGCAGGAGCAACCCATTCTCTAGTTTCTAATAAAACATATACTGTAAATAGTGGTTTAATTTTAAGAGGAACAGCAGCATCTAATATATCACTAGTAGCAAGTACTCCATCAACTGCAACATTATTTAATCTACAGCCAGGAGCTACCCAAAACGTATCTTTTGTGACAGCAACCGATATCAATAGCTCAGGAGGACAACCTATATGGGACTATAAACCTACTTTAACAAGAACGACCAACTGGAACTCTTTATTAGCTCCTGCAACAATATCATATGCTTTTGTAGATTAAACAATATTTATAACAAATCCATCAACTATGCCTATACTGATAACAGCACTCGTAGCTATCGCAATAACTCTGGTGATCATACTACTTGTAAAAGCCAGCAAGATAGAGGAGTTTGTCCAAGAAGTAAAAGAAGGCGCGGAGTTCGCAGAGGACGCTTTCAAGAAGATGACTGAAGATCCTAAAGTAAAAGAGACTGTGAATAGAGTGCAAGAGAACTCTAATAAAATGTTAGAAGACATAAAGAAGATCTCGTCTAAATAATCACATATTTATAATCAAATCACGTTATGGCAAGACTGACAGAAGACGAACTCAGTAAGATCAACCTCATAAGACAAGACGCTTTAGACATAGCTTCAGCACTAGGCGAATTAGAGTTTCAAAAGATATCTATAGAGCTTAAGATAGATGAGCAAAGAAAGGAGATAGCAGCGTTGAAACAGAGAGAAGAATCGATCTTTGAAGAGATAAAGTCCAAGTACGGAAACGTTACGATAAATATAGAAACCGGAGATATTTCGTAAGAAATGGCCGATATTTATTAGTAGAAAAAACAATAACATAAATGGCTGAAACACTCATAAGCCCTGGCGTATTTTCGATAGAGAACGACCAGAGTCAGATAACACAAGGACCGATCATAGCTGGTGCAGCATTAATAGGACCTACAGTTCTAGGACCAGTTAACATCCCAACGGTAGTAACTTCTTACTCACAATACAAGGCAGTCTTTGGGGCAGCTTTTGTCTCTGGAGGTACTTCTTATGAATACCTTACGAGCATGGCGGCAAACGGATACTTCCAGCAAGGCGGTACTTCTTTGCTTGTCACTAGGGTAGTATCTGGATCTTATACTCCAGCGACTGCTAGCTTAGCGGCTTCTGGCAGCGTCACAGCATTCGTTCTTGAGACTCTGTCTGCAGGTACAGTGATGAACAACACAGGCGGTACTGCAGTTAACGGAGCTCTTCCTTCAGGATCTTCAGCAAACGTAAGATGGGAGATAGTGAGCTCTGATTCAGGCTCAGGACTGTTCAGCTTGGTGATCCGCAGAGGAGACGACTACGAGAACAGCAAAACTGTGCTTGAGTCTTGGAACAACCTCTCTTTAGATCCGAACCAGAACAACTACATCTCTTACGTGATAGGAGACCAAGTTCAAAATGCTATAGCAGATCCTACCACAGGAAACTACTACTTGCAAGTTACTGGATCTTACATCAACATAAGCAAGTACGTTAGAGTTAAATCGGTGAATCTACCTACTCCTAACTACTTCAATTCATACGGCCAGCCACAAAATCAATACACAAGCTCTCTTCCTTTGGTAGGATCAGGGTCTGTTAACGGAGCATTCGGCGGAGCAACAGGAGGACTATACGGCTCTTTTGGAATAGAAGCGCTGAACATGTTCGAAGCAATCCCAACAGTGGCATCAGTAAACGATACTCCTGGAACTAACATCCAAGGCCTACACGCATCAGACTACGATCTGGCGATAAACCTGCTTGGAAACAAAGACTCTTACCAGTTCAACTCGATATACGCTCCAGGCATAACAGCACAGAACGCTGTTACTGAGATCAACGCTCTTTTGACTCTTGCACAGAATAGAGGAGACAACATCGCAGTCGTAGATATGGGTGGATACGCTCAGAACATAGGAACTATAACTACACTCGCTAAGTCGTTCGATAACTCATACGGAGCTACGTACTGGCCGTGGGTACAGATAAGATCAGTAGAGACAGGAAGAACAAACTTCGTTCCAGCTTCTACGATGGTGCCAGCAGTGTACGAATACAACGACAAGATCGGCGCAGAGTGGTTCGCTCCAGCAGGCTTCACAAGAGGTGGAATGAGCGCAGTTCTACAGCCAGAAAGAAAGCTTTCGATCGACGACAGAAACACTCTGTATGCGTCTAAGGTCAATCCGATATCTATATTCCCAGGAGTTGGTACAGTGATATACGGTCAGAAGACGCTGCAGCAGAAATCATCAGCTCTCGACAGAGTCAACGTTAGAAGACTGTTGATATCTCTGAAGTCTTACATAGGTCAGATCGCAGACAACCTGGTATTCGAACCAAACACTCAGGTGACAAGAAACAAGTTCCTGAACGCAGTGAACCCATACCTCGCAAGCGTACAGCAGAGACAAGGTCTTTACAGCTTCTCAGTTGTGATGGACGATACGAACAACACTCCGGCTGTGATAGACAGAAACGAGCTTATAGGTTCTATATACTTACAGCCAACCCGCACAGCAGAATTCATCTACTTAACATTCAACATACTGCCTACAGGCGTAACATTCGGATAACATGAACAAAAACACAATAGTACGAGTAAAAGTGCCAGCTGCACTGTATGAGTCTCTCAAAGGCAAAGTGATAAAAGAGGCATTTAAAAACCCAAGAGCAGAAGCTTTTGATACACTAGAGTCTTTAAGAGATTTTGGAGTATCAGACACCAAGATCTTAGAATACGTTCTTGGTAATGCGATGAATGGGTCTGAAGCTGAAGAGGCTATGAGATATGCTTACGAGGAGTTCATTGGAGATGATCTAGAAGGAGAAGAAGATCTAGATGAAGCCAAAAAGAAACCATCAGCAGGTCTCACCAAAAAGGAGAAATCAGCTGTAGTCAAAAAGGCAAAGTCTGGCAAGGACATAGGCAAGAAAGGCAAAGGATTCGAGAAGGTCGCAACGAAAGCAGCCAAAGAGTACGGCTCAAAAGAAAGAGGCCAGAAGGTAGCAGCAGCGGCTATGTGGAAAGGACAGGCTGCAAAGAAAAAAGCAAAGTAACGATATTTATAAACGAACAACAAGAATAAAACTAAAATAATATGGCAGGAATTTTGGATCCCGCAGAAATCTTTTATACGGCGTTTGAACCTACGGTAAGCAACAGGTTCATCATGTACATCGACGGTATTCCCTCATACATGATTAAAAAGGCGTCAGCTCCTAGTGTTGAAATGGGTGAGATCAAGCTGGACCACATCAACACCTACTTTAAGATAAAAGGTAAGGCTGAGTGGAAAGACATCGAGCTATCTCTCTACAACCCGATATCTCCTTCAGGACAGCAGGCTTGCATGGAGTGGGTTCGTCTTCACCACGAATCAGTGACCGGTAGAGATGGATACTCTGACTTTTATAAGAAAGATGTTACTTTGGATATAGTAGGACCAGTGGGAGATATTGTAAGTGAATGGATCGTAAAGGGCGCATTTA